ATTGTAGTCACCTGATGCTCGGACCCCGCGAGCATGGAAGCTCACGTCCCCACCTCTGCCGTCAAATTCGAGCTGCCACGCAAGCAGCTGAGCAAGACGTTTAGAGGGGTTCAGTGACTTATAGAACCCATGCTCCGCCTGGAGAACTTCACGAGAAAAATGGCTCTCGAAGCTCTTCCCATCTATCTCCATCGCCACCATGCCGGACCGAGCTTCAAACTTCCTCACTATCAGCTCGGCCCTTTGTCTAGGTCCAAGACCTTTGCCTATCAACCTCGTGTGAGTGTAGAACTGTCTACCCCAGCCACGCAAACTGGAGTATAACTCATGCTCGATGGGTTGCAGGTAAGAAGCCAACTCTAGGTTGTACCTAGGGTCTCTGCCCATGATGACCCTGGGCTTAAAGACCTTGTAATTGGCTAGCTTCTCACCTTTAACAAATGCCGAAACCCTAGCATCCCTAGCAGTGGCATAACCATCCTGCATAAGGCTACCAAAGGCTTCTTGGTATCGTGCATAGAGCCGGGAGTTCCCCCGGTAAGTCTCTACTACCTCCGCTAGGCTTTTCCCTTGCACCCTGCCGACCCTTCCCTTGGTAACATTCTTGAGGAGTCGCATAGCGGCAGCGAACTCACTTATACCTTCGGGTAGTGCCTTTGGGGTGGCGCCTAACGTCCGCAGTTGCAAGCCGCGGAACAGGTTGTGGGCACAATTCTCATGTACCTGGGGCCTCCAGACACCCGGCAGGCTCGGGCTCCAGAGGCGGTAAATCGTTCGCCTGCAAGGGCTGCAAAAGTCAGCCTGGCCTTTCAACGGTGGCAGTCTACAGCCTGGCTTGATGTTCCAGCCAGCTAAGGGCTTAGAGCCCACACAGTACGCCGATCCGAAGCCATGGCTGTCCTAAGCCGTCATCTGTAGGGTTTCGACCCCCGGCGCGAGAACTCTCCCATCGGACTTCCTGAAGAACCAAGCCAAGGGCCCTTTCAGGAAATTGCCAAGCGGCGCCTCTGCAGGCGCCCGGGCAACACCGCGCTCAAGCGAACCCAACACCGTGGTGGACCAGACCCCAGCCGCCCCGCGAAGGGAAGCCAGAGCAGTGACCTCATCAGGCATTGGGAGCAAGGCAAGAACGATGGTCCCAGGCATGAACCTAACGAGATCGAGGCTATCAACCCCGTTCTCATCGGCCCAGCGCCGCGCGTGTCCCCTTAAGCTCCCGAGTAATGTGCTGCTGACGGACCGGAACATCCGGACAGCAACAAGAGCAGCCAACAGCTCTGGGCAAACCCAGAGCATGCGGACATGCCCATTGTCTCCCGAGAAGGGGATTTGGAGGAGAGGGAGGGAAAGTTCCTTCTTTTCCCAACCAACGACATTGTCACCATCCTTGATGGGCACTGGATTGCCCATAGGATCAAGGATGGTTCGGTGCCCCTTTGCAGCAGTGACGTTAGCTGCTTTCGACAATAGCCCCCCCCCATAGGAGTGGAGCCAGGCGGCGACTGGGGGTATC